CCAGACCGCCGTCTAAGGTCCCGGAGTTCTGCCTGAGTTAGTCTAACGAAGTCTGTACACAAAGCACCCCATTTTAACATTTCCCAACACATATTTAACAGTTGCTAACACACTTTGGCACGCTTTTTGCTGTGTGCCGCAATTACGATTATTTAACATTGTTAATTAACACTGTTAAAAATAACTAATTTTGTTAACTTTTCGTCTGTTTTTATTAACTTTTGCCTGTCTATTATTGTTTCACGTGGAACAACCTGTTAGTAATGTTTCACGTGAAACGAAGTGTTAACAGATATTAATTTTATTCTTTAAGATTTCTTAACAGAAAAAATTTGGTGGTTATTAGAAAAAGCTGTATCTTTGCACCGTGTTTAAGAAACAATATAAGTTTAACAATTTAAATTAAGGTAATTATGAACGAAAATTTTAATGAGACTGTTTTTAACTGTATCACTAGTGTTAACGCTTTGATGACCTCAAATGAGGTTGCCAAAGATGATAAGGCGGTTATCAAGTTGAACCGTTTTAAGAAGTGGTTGAATGAGTTCGCAGCTGCAAACGGTATGAACGAAGTTAAGTAACTTCACATACAGGTAACACAAAGTTTAACGTTAAATAATTTATAAGTTATGCCAAAAGGTTTTAGTTTTGCTAGTACTTTTAATAAAACTAGTTTCGGTATTGATACTACAGATTTTCCATTTGTTAAGTTGATAGACATCTACAACAGCGAGAAAGATGGCGGTGATGATGTGGTGCACCCTATCAATGGTATGTACGTTCACAAATCACAGTTGGGCGATTCACCCGTGATTATTGACGCTGAGAATAAGCGTTTAGTGAACTTACCACAGTTCACAGGCGACACGGTGCGAGAGATTCTCGCTAACAGTGAAGCAGTAGATGCGATTAAAGCCAATAAAGTTGGCTATACTATCTACGAATATGAATCGCACGCAAAGAAGTGCTATGGTATCATGTTTGTTGATAAGTAGTAGTTAGTGTAAGGTTGGTTTCACAGGGGCGGCAAATTGATTTTTGTTTGCCCCTGTCTTTGTTTGATTTAAATCTTTCTTAAAATGGCTAAACAGAATCCTATAGGGTTTACAAATAAAACCTTTGAATTTACTAGTAAAGTGCAATTAGACAAGCAAATATTAACCGCTGTAGAATCACGTGGTTATTTGCGTAAAGAGATTGCACGTGTATTTCAACAGGCAAACAGACGCATACAGAACGTTGAGAAATCGGGTATCGTTTCGCCTGCTGTTGTTGCCCTTAACAAAGGTAATATAACGGGTTTCACAAAATTCTCTATGCGTCAAAGTTGGGAGGATTTAAAGATTGAGTACTCAAAAGCGGTTTCTTTTTTACGTCAGCCAACATCTACTGCAACAGGTACGAAAGAATATGCTAAACACTTGAAAAAAGCCTATGATTTGGACGATAAAAGTTTTACCCTTATGCAAAATAAGTTAATGGGTAAAATTGCAAGTGTTTCAGATGAGCGTTTTTTGGAACAGTACTTAATGCAATACAAAGATTTTACAGGTGAACTAGAACAGGAATCCAAAGACGTTTCAGACCAAATCGAAGATGATGCAGTAAAGATTGAAAATGCCTTAGATGATGCCATAGAGCAAATTGGTAATGACCCAAACGCAGAAGCATTTATAAATGACGTGGATTCCTATAACACAGATGAACCGTTAAAGCGTATATTAGACGAATTTAAAAAATTTGGTTTATAATGAAAAAGATACCCTTTGCACTACATACCGAAACGTTCACTCCGAAAGATATTACAAAAGTTTTGTCTTTGGCTGTGAACGATAAGAATTTTACAGGAAACAATAAGGGAGAAAAGTTCTTAAACGTTCCTGTATCTTTCGATATAGAAACTACATCTTTTTACCGTGATGTGGACGGTGAAACTTATACCTATGACCGTTATATAAAATTAGGTGGTAAGCAAACCAAAATGGAAAAATGTTCTTTAATGTACGTTTGGCAATTTGGCATTAACGGTTATTGCATTATCGGGCGCACGTGGAAAGAATTTATAAATATGCTAAATATAATATCAGACGTTTTAAACCTGTCTGAAAAGAAACGTATTATCATATACGTTCACAATTTAGCCTATGAGTTCCAATTTTTCAGAGAGTTATTGCAGTGGTCAAAGGTTTTTTCAATAGACCTTAGGAAACCTATTTACGGAATCACAGAAAACGGAATAGAGTTCAGATGTAGTTATTTGTTATCGGGTTATTCACTTGCAAAACTCGGTGAACAGTTACACAAATATAAATGTGAAAAGTTGGTTGGTGATTTAGATTACAGCCTGTTACGTCACAGCAAAACACCGTTGACACAAAAAGAAATGGGTTATTGTTTGAACGATATTAAAGTAGTTATGTGTTATATACAGGAACTTATTGAACAATACAAAAACATTACCCATTTGCCTATAACGAAGACAGGTTTTGTGCGTAAATATTGCCGTTCTGTGTGCTTCAAGACAACAGACCCCGAAACAGGTAAAACCGTACAAAATTTTAAGTATTTGGATAAAATCCATAACTTAAATATAACAGGTATTGAAGAATTCGGAATGCTGCAAAGAGCATTTTCCGGCGGTTTCACACACGCAAACGCAAAGTACACAGACGAAGTTATAGAAAACGTAGATAGTTACGATTTTACTAGTAGTTACCCCTATGTGATGGTAAGCGAAAAATTTCCAATGAGTACAGGTGTTTTCGTTCCTGTTAAGTCTATGAAACAATTTGAGTTTATGACCTCAAAATATTGCTGTGTCTTTGACGTGGAATTTACGAATATCTTTGCGAAATCAGATAATGAAAATCCAATATCTGTTAGTAAGTGCTTCGTAAAAGAAAACGTTTCAGAAAATAACGGTCGTTTGGTATGTGCTAGTAAAATCTGTATGACTATAACGGAAATAGATTACAGGGTGTTTTCTCAGTTCTATATGTGGGAAACTGTTAGAATCGGCAAAATGATTTGTTACCGCAAAGAATATTTGCCAACAGAGTTTATTAAATCCATTTTGCACCTGTATGAAATGAAAACGAAACTAAAAGGGGTTAAGGGAAAAGAGGTAGAGTATTTAAATAGCAAAGAAATGCTAAACAGCTGTTACGGTATGAGTGTAACAAACCCTTTGCGTGATGAAATCGTCTGTGATGGCGAAACGTGGGACGTTGAGCATTTAACAGATGAAAAACGCTTAGAAGTACTTAACAAATACAATGACAGCAAAAACCGTTTTCTTTTCTATCCGTGGGGTATATATGTAACAGCCTATGCACGCAGGAATCTTTTTACAGGTATTCTAGAATGTGGTGACGATTACATCTACAGTGATACAGACAGCGTTAAAATCAAGAACGGTGAAGACCACAAAGAGTATTTCAAAGCCTATAACGATTTAGCGCAACAAAAATTACGTGCAGCCTGTAAGTTTCATAAAATCCCATTTGAAAAGGTTGAGCCTGTAACCATTAAGGGAATAGCAAAGCCTTTGGGCGTTTGGGACTATGAGGGACGTTACACACGTTTTAAAACTTTGGGTGCAAAACGTTATATGGTACAGGAAAAAGGAGCGTTGACGGTAAACGGTAAAGATTACGATTACAGTTTGACGGTATCGGGTGTTAACAAGAAATCTGCCATACCCTATATGTTAGAAACATTTGGAGAAAACGGAATCTTTGACGCTTTCACAAATTATCTAGACATTCCACCGTCTGCAACAGGTAAGAATATACACACCTATGTAGATTACGAACAAAGTGGAACTATCACCGATTATTTGGGTACGGTTTATGCTTATGACACAAAAACGGGTGTTCATTTAGAGCCTACAGGATACACTTTGAGCCTGTCAGTACTTTATATAAATTATTTAATTGGAATCAGATTAAAGAAAGAATAATATGAAACAGAAGAAAGAAAAGTGGGAAACACCTAAATTTTATTCTTTGTCTAGAATCTTAGCAAAGAACGCAGATTATAACGTTATCTTTGGTGAACGTTCAAATGGTAAGACTTACGCAACCTTACTTTATGGAATCAAAGAATATTTGCGCACAGGAAAACAAATGGCATATATTCGTAGATGGCGTGAAGATTTAAGGGGTAAACGTGCCGAAAGTTTGTTTGCAAATCACGTTTCAAACGGTGTTATCGAAGAACTTACAAACGGTAAATTTAACGAAGTCTTTTACGTTTCGGGCAAATGGTTTCTTTCAAGCTATGACCCCGAAACAAAGAAACGTGTACCCGATAACGTACCGTTCTGTTTTGGTTTCTGTCTGTCAGAACAGGAACACGAAAAAAGTAGTAGTTACCCTAATATAACTACTATTGTTTTCGATGAGTTTTTGACTAGGCGTTATTATTTACCCGATGAATTTATGCTGTATATGAACCTGTTGAGTACTATCATAAGACAGCGTAACGATGTTAAGGTTTTTATGTTGGGAAACACCGTGAATCAGTTTTGCCCATATTTCACGGAAATGGGATTGAAACAGGTGCGAGTGATGGAACAGGGTACAATAGATATTTATAAATTCGGTGAACACGGTGCAACCGTGGCTGTAGAGTATTGTAGTCCTATTGTTAAGCAAAAAGCGAGTAACAAATATTTCTGTTTCGATAATCAAAATTTGCAGATGATTACAGGCGGTAAATGGGAACTCGCAGTTTATCCCCATCTGCCTGTGAAATATACCCCGAAAGATGTACTTTTCGTTTTCTATATACAGTTTAACGAAATGACACTACAGGGTAATATAATACAGGTTGAAACGTCAGACGGTGTTAATAACTTTATGTATATCCACAATAAGACCACACCGATAAAAGACACAGAGAACAGTTTGATTTATTCACTTTGTATGAACGGAAAACCGAACTACAGGCGCAAACTGCTGTCAACAGCTAGTTACGTTGAATCTCAGATAACGAAGTATTTCGCCACCGATAAGGTATTTTATCAGAATAACGAAATAGGCGAAATTGTGCGTAATTACTTGATGGCTAGTAGCAGAAGTAATATTATTGCTTAAAATATGTTAAGACAGGGTAAAAATTGTTTCACGTGAAACATTTTCCCTGTTTTATTTGGTCGTTTCAGATATTTTGTTTATCTTTGCACCATTAAATAACAAAATTAAAATTTGCTATATGAATATAAACGATATCGTATCGCTAGTTAGTAACGTGGGTTTTCCTGTTGCTGTCTGTATCGCCCTTTTCTTTTATATGGAGAAACAGAACGAACGCCACCAACATGAAACCGACAAGTTAAACGAAACAGTACAGAGTAACACGAAAGTGTTAACAGAACTTTGTACACTAATTAAAACACTTGTGAAGTAATGAAAAAAGAGAATCTTTATAACTTGTATCAAACACAGGTCAAAGACAAAGATACAGCTTTGGATACGTTCTTTCAGCGAGTTCTTTGTATGACATCAAAGATGTTTGAGTACACAGGTTTACCCGATTCCATTCCACAGGTAGAACTTGAAAAGATTCTGCAAACCAGTGGAAATGTAGGAATCGCAAAAGTTAACGGTGAACTGTATGCACTACAGGGAAACAGGGGTGGCGAATGTGATGCGTATTACAGGGGAAAAGATTTTATTGTCGCAAATCCGTGGTTAAAGTTGGATAAAACCTACAATATCGGAAAAGATATTGTTGTTATCAATAACACACCGTTTGCGGATTCGATTCTCCCTGTTATCGGGAAATATGGTGTACTTTACACAGACGCAGTTATTACTTTAAATATGACTAGCGTTTTAACTAGAATCACTATGTTAATATCTGCTAGTGATGACAAGACGAAACAAAGCGCCGAATCTTTCCTCAAAAAGATTTTGGACGGTGATTTCTCGGTAATTGGTGAAAATGCGTTTTTCAAAGGTGTTAATATGCAAACACCACCAACACAGAGCAACCAGCAGTTAACGCAGTTAATAGAACTTTTGCAGTACTATAAAGCGTCAATGTTTAACGATTTGGGTTTGAACGCAAACTATAATATGAAACGTGAACGTTTGAACACGCAAGAGGTTTCTATGAATATAGATGCGTTAATGCCTTATGTTGATTCAATGCTAACAGAACGTGTTGAGGGTGTTAAGCGAGTTAACGAAATGTTCGGTACAGACATTACCGTAACTTTGGGTTCTAGTTGGAAGATTGAGCACGAAAACTATTTATCGTTACTCAAATCCACAGAAGAGGGACACGAACACACCGAAACAGAAGATGTTGACCCTGTAACCGAAAACGAAACAGAGGAAACAGAAGAAACGCAAGAAACAGAAGAAACGGAAACAGAAACAGAAGAAACAGAAGAAACAGAAGAAACGGAAACGGAAACAGAAGAAACAGAAGAAACAGAAGAAACAGAAGAGGAAAAGGAAAACAAAGATGAAGATTAAAGAATTTTTCACGGTGGATAACGGTTTGTTTGAAACCATTTTTGAGCCTAATTTTCCTGTTTTGTACAAATCGATTTTCGGTGAAGACACACCAAACTTAATCGATATTGATTTGCGTTTCAAATATGGAAATAGGGAACTAGTTGACGCTATCACAAATGAAACTGCAACCGATATTATTAAAGGCATCATTACAGTTAAGTTTGACGAATGGCAAAAACAGATTCAAGTGTTTAATAACGAATATGATGTGTTAAATCCTGTCACGTCAAAAGAAACAGTTACAGAAAGTAACACCGTTGACGAAACAGGAAATAATAACACTATCGATTCAAGTGTAACTTTTAACAATGGGGAATTCGGAAATGACACGAAACAGCAAAGAGATTCCACAGGGAACAGACAAGAAACAGGCACGAAGACAAGTAGTAAGAGCGGTATTCCGTCTAGCGTTCCTGTTAGTGAAATTATTCAAAAAGAAATGAATCTCAGAAAAACCAACTTTAAAACACAGGTGGTAACAGAGATTGCAAAAGAAATTAGTTTGGATATTTATTAATTCTTAAATTTTATATAAAATGGAAGTAAAACAAATTTATACGCTCATTAATAGCGTTTCATCTGAGGTTTTGGGTAAAACAGATTTGGTACACGAAGACCTCACAGGTATTGTCGATTTGGGTAATGAGGTATTTAACCAAAATGCTGTTGACAATTACGTTAAGTCTTTGGTAAACCATATCGGAAAAGTGGTTTTCGTAAACCGTCCTTATTCGGGCAAAGTTCCGTCTGTCTTGATGGATGCGTGGGAATTTGGTTCTGTTTTGGAAAAGATTTCAGCAGACGTTCCACAGGCTGAGGAAAACGATAGCTGGAATCTCAAAGACGGTACAGAGTACAAACAGGACGTGTTCCACAAGCCAACCGTTTCCGCTAAGTTCTTTAACTCAAAGGTAACTTTTGAAGTTCCTGTTTCTATCACAGAACGACAGGTTAAAGAATCTTTCAGCAGTGCTGCACAGTTGAACGGTTTCCTGTCTATGATTTATAACGCTGTTGAGAAATCAATGACCATCAAGACAGACGCTTTGGTGATGCGTACAATTAACAATATGATTGCGGAAACTTTGGACGCAGACAAGACCGCCTTTGGCTTTGTTCCATCTACCAACGAAACAGTGGACTACAGCACAGCTAGCACTGTTAGATGTGTGAATCTGTTGAAACTTTACAAAGATAAGACAGGTACAACACTTACAGTGGACGCAGCAATCACAACACCCGACTTTATCAGATTTGCAGCCTACACAATGGGCTTGTACTCAGACCGTTTGCAGACCATTTCCACCCTGTTTAACGTAGGTGGTAAAGAGCGTTTCACACCAAAGGACGTTTTGCACACAGTTCTTTTGAGTGACTTTGCAGCCGCTGCAAAAACTTATCTGTACGCCGACACGTTCCACGAGGATAACGTACTTTTGCCAAAGGCTGAAACCGTGGCAAGTTGGCAAGCTACAGGTAAAGACTATGCCTTTGACAACGTTTCAAAGATTGATGTGAAATCTGCTAGCGGTGCTAGTGTTTCTATCGGTGGTGTGTTGGGTGTGATGTTTGACCGTGACGCTTTGGGTGTTACAAATCTTGACAAGCGAGTAACCACCAACTATAACGCAAAGGCTGAGTTTTTCAATAATTACTACAAGTTCGACGCAGGCTATTTTAACGACACAAACGAAAACTTTGTAGTCTTCTTTATCGCCTAATTTGGGTTGTTTAACTGTTGAGGGTGTTTTCCTGTAGTTGATAGCACAGGAAACACCCTTTTAAACTTTAAAGGTATGATTAAAATTAAAACGTTTAACTATGACGGTAAACCAAACGAAGTAAACAAAACCCTACAGGAAAACAGCGAGTACACAGGGTTGTTAAATGCTAGTTTTAATGTGTTAACACCTGTAGTAAGATTAAGAACTCGCACACCTGTAACGTTTAATTATGTTTATATCGAAAGTTTAAACCGTTATTATTTCGTCAAAGAGATTTCGCAAGATGGTGACTTATGCACGGTACGTTTGAAAGTTGATGTACTTCTTACCTACAAAGACAAAATACTCGCTAGTAGTGGAACGTTGACACAGGGTGAAAACGTTAACAAATATCTTTCAAACCGTGCAAACGTGGTGGACGTAAGACCAAACGTAAGAAAGTTGGATTTTCCGAATAAGGAACTATTGAACGAAACAGGTAGCATTATTATGATAACTATAAAAGGTAATAAGTAATGGCAAGTTATAAAATAAATTATCATCTTACTAACTGTACTACTACAGCTGTAAGTAGTGAAAATTACGACACAGACGGTAATATTGTAAGGTTTTGCGGAAAAGCTGTTGACGGTTGTTATTTTTTGCCAAATGACAGTGACTATAATTATATTTCACGTCTGAGTAGTGGAACGACAAAAATAACGCATTTTAATTTGTCACGTGTTTCTGCTAGCGATGACTCAAAAGTTATTAGCGGTGATATTGACGGTATTTCATCAGATGGTAAGTATTTTTCAAAACGTTTGACGTTTGGAACAGCCAATAGCGGTGAAATGGAATGTTACTTAAACGCACGTGGGGGAACACCTACAGTTAAAACGTTAAAGATAAACAATAACGTTTCGGGTACAAAAGCCGTTTCGGTGCAAAACGATACAAATTTTGATATTACGTTGACAGGTGACACCGACGGAACTTTTACTGTTGTTCCTGTTGTTGCTTATAAGAATGCATATAACGAAACCGTACAAGGTAATATGAACGTTAACGGTAACGTAGCAACATTTAGTGTACCTGTAAAAACAAACGAAGAAGTAACAATAAACGGAACGTTCACACCGAAACCGAAAAAGTTAACAATAACAAACCACGTTTCGGGAACTACTGCAACCTATGTGCAAAACGGTGAAAATTTCGATATTACGTTAACAGGTAACGCAGAAGGTCGTTTTACTGTTGTTCCTGTAGTTTCATATAAAAACGAAAGTGGAACGGAAACCACAAGTGAAATGAACGTTAACGGTAAAACAGCTACATTTAGTGTACCTGTTGCGACAAACGACACAGTAAGTATTACAGGTACGTTTAAACCAGAAAAGCCACAAAAAGACGTTCCAATTACTTATACGTTGACAAATTGTACCGTTTCACCACAGCCACAGACAGTTAAAACAGGGGAAACTTTAAACTTGACTGTCACACCTGTTATCAATTACAAACTAGATTCGTGCAATCTTATTTGGAATGATGGAACGAAAGATATCACGATAAGTGTTACAGGTGGTGTTATTTCGTTCCCTGTGCCAGATTCTTGCGTTTCTGTGACGATTAAAGCGATAGCTAGTGTAATAACACCTGTTGGAAGAAATTACGGTGCTATAAACGTTTATTGCGTGACGCTTGACAATTTGGACACATTTTCTAAACAGCGTTTCTTTGAAATAAAAGATGATACACAGGGAATCTATGAAGAGGTTAATTTGGGAATCTATGTAAACCGTATCAGACGAATTTTTGCAAACGTTCCTGTATCGGGTACCGATTATTTGAGGTGTGGTAACTACAACACAGGTATAACGGTACAAACACCCGAAAAAGACATTATAATGCTAGACTTTGGTAATGTGACGTTAACAGGTTTGAACGGTGATTCGGAAGACTATAACGCACAAATTTCGGTGTTCATTCCTTGCCGTGGCTTTGTCGCTGTAGATAGCAAGTATATCGGTAAAACGGTAAACCTATCTTTCAAAGTGAACGTTATTACAGGTGATGCTGTGGCGTTTCTGTCTTGTGATGGTGTTATCTTTCAGTTAGAAAGTTTTTCTTTGTCACGTGATGTGATTTACAAAACGGGTACAACAGAATTAAATATCGTAGGAGGTACGCAATGGGACGAACAAATTTTGTATGGTTTAGAACCTTATGTTATTATCACGCAGAACACTACAATAAACAAGCCTGTGAACAATACACAGGAAACCGTAACAATAGGTGACGTAACAGGCTATGCACAGTTTGAAAACGTAGATTTGAACACGGTTAATTTGTTGGTAGATGAATATAACACTATCATTTCAGAACTTGAAAACGGTGTTTATCTATAAAAAGAAAAGGGACGGTAACAAATACCGTCCCTTTTTCTTATTTGCTATAAAATTCGTTCATTAAACCCTTTTTGCAAAGGAAATCAAAACAGCGGTTTTTGATAGCCTTTTCGTTATCAAGACAGTTAGAAAGATATTCGATAACTTTCTTTTGTGCCTGTAAAGTTTCGATAACTGAATTAACCAACAAACCGATACCGCCTGTAGTATTTTCTGCAGCAAACTTTAAATTGTCGATGGAAACTGAAATAGAATCCTGTAAAACTTTAAAACCTTTTTCCATAACTTATTTCTTTTCTAAGTTCATAATAACCTGTTGACGTGGTTTACCGTTACGTGGTGCAACCGAAACGTGAAACCAAAAACTTTTAGAACCTTTTCGGTGTTCTTTTATCAGTTGGTCGAAACCGCCTGTTTCTCTCAGAACCTTTTCCAAAGATTCCATATCAGCACAAATCAAATCAGCGGCTAAACCCTTTTGGTGCTGACTGTTAGAAACACCCCCTACAGCCTTATTTAACACAGGACATCTGAAACCGCTAGAAATCAGAATCGGTTTACCCACCTTTTCGCGGATACCGTCCAAATAATCGGCTAACTTATTCAAGTTATCTACTACCTCAAATGTAGGGGTGTTGTCAATACGCAAACGTTTTGCGGTTGCTGAGTTCAAAAACTCAGATAAGCTAAAATACTTAATCTTTTTCATATCACTGTTATTTGTTGAACTAAAAGAATTTACTTTCTGTTGGTGTAACTATAAACCACTTGCGAGAATCTTTGTGCGTTGGAAAACGCCCCTTTACTGTTATTGAACAATCGCCCTGTAAGTAATCAATCTTATTATTAAAGAACTCGCTTACTTTGTCTGAGCGTACCATAAAAACCGTAACTTTGTCGGCTTGTTTCAATGTGATTCTAAAATAACTATGTTCCATATTATATGTGTTTATGCCTGTGAGTGTTACCCCACAGGCTGTTAATATTAACCGATTCTTTTGCTAGTCTGAATAAGCTGCAAGAATGAACTTGCGTCCTTGCCCAATTTGTTGCACAACTGAGTAACGCAGCAACCATATTCAGAAATGTAGTTCAAACTGTCTTTGGATTCAAAGATAGTATAAACATCTTTTGTTAACTTTGGTAATCTGTTATGCTTGATACAGTTAGTTTCGTGTTCAAACATTACCTTTGCTACATCTGCAAAAACACCCTCAACTATTTGAGTGTTACGTGTTGTTTCACTTTTTACACGTGTACCGTTAACAGATATAACAGTTTCAAATTCCAACGTAATTTCGTACTTTGCCATATTCTTATTATTTAAATGTTTGACTTATTTTTAATTTCTGCTGCAAAGATACGACTTTTTCACAAAACTACCAAATTATTTTTGTTAATAGTTCTTAAATTGAAAATTTTAATCTTTTTAACACTTCGTTTCACGTGAAACATTACTAACAGGTTGTTCCACGTGAAACAATAATAGACAGGCAAAAGTTAATAAAAACAGACGAAAAGTTAACAAAATTAGTTATTTTTAACAGTGTTAATTAACAATGTTAAATAATCGTAATTGCGGCACACAGCAAAAAGCGTGCCAAAGTGTGTTAGCAACTGTTAAATATGTGTTGGGAAATGTTAAAATGGGGTGCTTTGTGTACAGACTTCGTTAGACTAACTCAGGCAGAACTCCGGGACCTTAGACGGCGGTCTGG